AGCCGATTCTGTCGTCGCGCTTGTTTTGTTTGATGGCCTCAATTGCTTTCTTGCGCTGGTCTGGGATGGCTTGCACCATGTCGACCACTGCGCTAACGGCAGCAGTCGCGCCGGCAATGGCGATACCGGCGCCGCCGAGCGCGGCGCCCATTGCGCCCATTGAAGCAAGACCGCTCATTCCGCCGAGCATCTGAAGCGAGCGGCCTTGCACACCGAACTTGGCGAGCGCCTCGGCGGTTTGATTAAAGTTGCCCTTCATCGAACCGAGATTCGTCTTGGTCGCGGCGGCGTCCTTCTTGAGTTTGTTCATCGACTTCGCGGCCTGTTCGGTCGCGCGCGTGAAGCCCTTCGAGTCACCAGTGATGGCGATGTTGAGTTTGCTGACCTTCGCCATCAGTTGAGTCCTTTCGCGACCATGCGAGCGATGTGCTCCTGCATGATCGGCATCAGGCGAATCTCATTGATCGCGTAGGCCTTCGCAATGAAATGCTTGCCGGGCACGAAGCCGATCGCGGTCACCGTGCGCTCCTTCTTCTTGACGTTGCCGCGCGTCAAGTTGCGCAACTCCTCTTCCTTCGTGGCGCGGCGCTTGAGCACGTGACCGAACTCCACCCAGCGCGCATACCAGTGCGGCGTGTTGTACGTTCCGCGCTGTTCCTTGATGCCGATCGCAGCCCAGACGAGTTGACCCTTCGAGTAACCCTTGACCTTGGTGGTCACGTTCGCCTTGAGATGCGGGTTGGGTCGAATCTCTCCGCGCACGCGCTCCGTCTTACTCGAGCGACCGCGTGGCGCGAGCGCTATGACGCTCTTCTTGGTGACTCGCGTCCACTCGCGGAATCCGTTCTTGATGGCCTTCGTCGCGTCCTTCTGAGCAAGGCGACGCAGCGCCGCGTTGATGTTCTCAACGTTCGCGCCGTCGATCTCCATGACCATCTTGAATGAGTTTGACGACATCGTAAGCCATGCCTTTGGAACTGTGCAGACCGTGGTACAGAGCGACGGGGCTGTCGAGTCGCACCTCTATGTTGGCTGCGCTCAGGATTTCGCGCGCAGCCCGGGTGAGTCCAATCCCTCCAGATACAGACCTTCGATCTCTCGCCCGAGCAGAATGACACCTGGCGCGTCGAGCTGCATGACCGCCTCGAGTGACTCGAACGCTTGCGCGTCGCCGTCCATGACGTGATTCCAAACGTACCAAGCGGGCATATACACGCCGCGCTCGGTGGCATCAATGGCGGCGACGAGATGCGCGACCGTCGGGCGGCGCAGAGTGATCTGCGTCCCACGGAAATCGAGCACAAGCGGGCGACAAAGGAGGGATGCAATCATGTGAAGTCGGTGGAAATGGCGCCGTTGGTGAAGCGTAGTTCGATGTTTGCGGTTGCCACGCCGTTGGGCGCCACGGTGATCGACAAAGATTCCACCAGCGCGTTTCCGCTGATAGATTTACTCGTAGACCACGCAACCAAAGCAACAGCCTCGGCTCCAGTGGTAAGATCGTCGGTGATCGTTTTGTGGTCGGTCGCGTTGTAGAACAACTCAAGGCTAATCGTGCCCTCAAGCAATCCATACGAGTGCTTTTTGTAGGTACTGCCGAGGTCGGTGATGTCGATCGGCGTATGAGTAAGGCTTACGGTCGCGCTGCCCACCGACGGCATCGTTGTTCCGCCCCAACTGAACAGTGCGAGAGTGGTTGGACTTGCCATAGTTATGCTCGATACAAGATGGTCATGGTGGCGGTCACGATTGCGGGTTCGACTTCGTCGCCTTCACCGACGTTTGGCGGCTGGATGACGGCGTAGACGGGTTCATATGCGCAGCCGCCGGCAGTCAAGGCGCCAGTCTTTACGTTGGCGATGGCGGCGTCTGACAGGCTCTGCGCGGCGAGCATCGTGTCGGCAACAGATGACATCGACAGCGAATACTGATAGAGGTCGCGCACACTGCCAGACGGCAACGCGGCGGCAGATCCCTCAGTGAGATCGATGACGAGCGCGGGGAGCGTCGTCGACTGCAAGCGCGCGCCGACGCTGACGCGGGTGCCGGCGGTGGTCGCGACTCCGATCCATGTGATGATCGTGGACTCGATCATGTGACCTCGCTGCAATCGAGCACGGCGACACGGTCGCGCTCATCGAGGTTGCGGATGCCGTTGATGCGGAGCGTGCGCCCGCGCACTGACAGCCTGTCGAGTTCGGTCACGGTCAGGCGCGAGATGTTCGGCCAGCGCGCGCGCAGTTCGTAGTTGGCGACAACAGCAACGCCGTCGGCGTAGTTGACTTCCGACGATCCAGCTTCGCGCATGTCCACGCGCATGTCGCCGACGTCGGTGAACGTGCTCGTGCGTCGGCCGAGTGCGTCGGTTGTCGTCGCCGCTCGGTAGACGGTCGCAGCAAATCGAAGTCGGCCACCGCTGATCATCGGATGCCACTCCTAACGCTGCAAGCCTCGATGATGTACTCGAGCGCGAACGGCACGACGGCGAGGCTGATGGGCTGACTAGCCTCGGGATTGTTGTACCAAGCGCCCGTCAGCGCGATGACCGCGTGCACGATCTCATTCGGGATCGTGGCGTAGCCCGCCTCGTAGGTGACCGTGATCGCGGTCCCTTCGTAGATTGCTGGGTGCTCGAGGAATCGCAACACGAACATCGGCCCTTGCGTCTTGTCGACCCAGTAGTCCGTCGCCGGCATCGTCGTGGTGACGTTTGATCCGTCCTTGTAGACGACACTCGTCAGCGATGTGAACGGATACGACGAAAGCAGCGTGTCGGAGAAGTCCGCGAGGTACATCGTCGCGGTCTGTTGGTAGAGCAGCAACTCGGTGCGCCTGCTGAGCAGACTGATAGCCGCCTCGCGCAAGCGCACGAGTTCGAGGTCGTCGTCGTCGTAATCGATACGAAGCGCCGACTTGATGGTTGAGAGTGGCACTGTCATAAAGGTGCCGCGCGCCTTCCGGCGCGCAGCACCCGGGAAAAGAAAAGATCAGGCATCGTTCAGCGCGTAGATCGCTGCGAAGGCTTCTGGCATGATGATTTTGCTATCAGTGCGGAACCATGTGTACAGCGTCTGCTGCAAGTTGGCTGCCGCCGAGTACGGATCGAGCATCGAGTCGATGCCAGTGCGGTCGAAGATGGAGAAGTAGTCCCAGTTGCCGACGATGAAGTAGGCTTTACCACGAACATTGGCGCTTGTGGTTGCGGCTTCAGTAGTCGCGACGTACTCGCCGACATTGTATTGCACCCCGTAGATGGTTCCCGGCAGACCAACGACATTGGTTCCCGGCATCGCCTGCGCTGGCGAGAACACATAGTAGCCAGCGGTGTCCTTCAACTTGCGGATGTTGCGAAGCGCGGTGTCGCTCAGCAGAATCTGGAACCGAGGCGAAGCGCGATACTGCGGCGGAACGGCGTGCACGCAGTCGATGACATTGTCGGCGGTGATGGCGCTAATCAAATCGTTTTCCGCAAGCTTCACACCCTGATTGATGATGCGACCACTGTTGGTCGTTGCCCACGCGGTCGATGCAGTCGCGCCGATGCCTTGCGGCTGCGATGAGCCAGTGCCAACGGTGTACGCCGAGTCGGTTGCACGAGCGATCGCGATGCCGAGTCGGTCAGCAACATACGAGAGCGCAGTATCGGGACCGCCCGCAGCCATCGCGTCCTGCACAAACTCGACGCTCATCTTGCACGCGGTGACATACTTGTACGGCACCACCGAGACAGCGTCGAAGGTGAAGTCGGTAGCCGTGATAGCGCCTGCTTCCGCGACGAGCGCAGCGGTCGGCACGGTCGCCTCAACCGTGATCGTGCGCTTGCTGTCGATGGTCTGCACATTCGCGATCTGACGCAGCACGCTGTTCTGATACATCTTTCCGATGATGCGTCGCTCCATGTCGGTCGGCACTGGAGCGTTGGTGGTGCTGGTCGCCATGGCGCGGAGTTCGCCTTGATCGTTGGTGATCATGGCCTTCAACCAACGCGCCGAGTACTCGGGAGTGCTCGGGTCGCTTGCTGCGCCAGAGATGCGACCGTTGCCGGCGCGGCTCTCCAGCTGCGGAGTCTTCTCAAGGCGAGCAAGACGCGCTTCGAGTTCGGCGCGTGCGTTCTGCGCGCTGCGCTCGATGGCGGTCATGTCCGCATCCATGCGGGAGAACTTCTCCTTTTCCTCGCCGCTGCCGACGCTGTCGACGGCTTGCGGTGCGAGGCCGGTGCGCTTCTGGAAGCGCTCGAGCGACTTGCGGTATTCGTGGTTGATGCTGTTCAGTTCGTCGATGTCAGACATGGTTCATCCTTTGAATGTGAAGTTCGAGCCGTGCGATGACGGCTGCGTCGTTTGCTGCGTCAACATGGCGCAGGCTCGAAGTGGTTTGGGGGTAAGCGGCATCCTGCACAAGGGACACCTCGACGAGCGTCGCGGCGTTCACCGTGCGCTCCGTGCGGTCTTTGCTCCATGTGTCGCGAGTCACAAAGAATCCGAATGACATCGCGCCCGTGAGGTCGCCGCGTGTCAGCAGTTCGCGCACATCGTTGCCGAGCGTTGTCTCGGGAAGCGTCGCGGTGTAGTGCAGACCATCGGCTCGCGAGTCGAGTTTGAGCGTGCCCGACTGCGTGCGAGCCAATGGCATCGACGCGTCGTGGTTGTAGTAAAGTTTCACATCGCCGACCGTGCCGAATGCACCCGGTGCGATTCGCTCGGTGAATGAGCGCCCTTGCTCTCTGATTAGTCGCGAGGGCTGGCCATAAACGGCAGCGATGCCCGTGAGGGTGCGACCCTCGACAGCGGGCGACGATGTGAAGTCACGGCGTGAAATCATTGGGAGTCCCCGCGTTTCCGCTAGTGTCGGTGCCGAGGTTCGTCTTGCCGCCACCCGTGCCCATGTTCATCGCGACAATCGGTGCGTCGAGGCCGGGCAACGGCATCAAGTCGAGTTCTTCGCGTGCTTCGTTGCGCGTCATAAAGCCTGCTTCGACGGCAGTGCGCAGCGACGACATCGTCTCGGCGATGCCGGGGCGCACCATCTCGTCAAGATCCCACATGACGCTGTCGTATGGCTGTTGGAGCTTCGCGGTGATCTCACTCGCCCAACAGTTGAGCCACTGGGTCAAGCACGAGTCCACATACATGCGGCTCAGCCACTCAAGCGTTCCGTATGACGGGCCGGCGGACTCACTGAGGTACGACATCGGTACGCCGTAGATGCGTGAGACGTCGGCGATAGAGAACTGTCGAGCGGTCGCGAGTCCGCTGTCATCGATGGTGCTGCTAATGCGCTCGAGGCGAATGCCTTCGGCGAGCACAAGCGGTCGGCCCGTGTTGTCGCTGCCGGCGTGGCGCTTGACGTAGTCCGACTCGATGCGCTGCATCGCTTCGTTTGAGATCTTGCCCGGGTGCACCAGCGCGATCTTCGGATTGCCGGCGTTGACGTAGGTGCGCAGCGCCATCTCTTCCTGAGCAGCAAGCAAGTTCAGCGACGTGCGGCAAAGGTTGATCGGCGACTCTCCCCAGAGTCCACTGGTGCTCGGCGCGCGCAGATGAAACACTTGCGACGCGGTGAGAACGCCGTAGTTCATCGTGCGATAGAGCGGCACGCCACTCGTCAAGTCGAGGCTGACGGTTTCGGGCTGAAGCAGAATGAGTTCAAGAAGCTCGCCGCCGATGCTGCGGTTGATCGCGGCGAACGCGTTGCCGAAGAGCAGCACTTGCATCGTCATCGCGCGACGGAATTCGAACGCGCTCATATACGGAGATGGCGATGCGAGCAGTGAGCCGGCGCCCGTGTCGGTGACCTCGAGCTCGATGCGCGCGATGTCGTTGGCGATCAGCGTGACGGCGCGATAGACTGGCGTATAGCGGATCGCGTTGGTCGCGTTGACTGAAGGCGTGGATACAGGTCCATCACTTAGGATGGTGGAAGACCACGGCCCCACGAACATGCGTTGAAGCAATCCCCGCAGCATGTGCACATGGTTGCGGGTAGTAACAGTTTAAGTCTGCACTAAACTAACGATTGTTCATAGACGCTTTGGCTGTCGCCGCCCCATGAATGCACGGCGATGATGGCCGCGACGAGCGCGTCGATGGTGCTCGAGTCGCGCTCCTTGCCGATGGTGATGTTCCCAATGCGGTCGCGGCGAGCGATGGCCGAGCGGCACGCGGCGCGGAGGATCGGATCTTCGCCGAGACAGAGGCGCTCGCCGACCCACAGTCGTTGCCACAGTTGGCAACCCGGCGCGAAGGTGGCGACGCCCATCGAGTAGGCTTGGATAGGGAGGTTGTGCTCGGTCAGCATCGCGACCAGATCGCGCGCGCCGTACTGGTCGTAGGCGATCATCTGGATCTTGTACTTGAGCGCCAGTTGGTCGATGCGCTCGGCAATCTCTTCGTAGTTGATGATGGCGCCGGGCGTGAGTGTGATCTTGCCGGCGGCGGCCCACGTGCGGATCGGTAGGCGGTAGTCGAGTTCGCGCTGGGCGACGTCCTGAGCCGGCCACCAGTAGTGACCCTCGAGCGCGATGCGTCCATCCTCGAGCGGAATGGCCACCACGAGCGCCGTCATGTCGCCTCTCTTGCTCAGATCGAGGCCGATCCACGCGGCGCGGCCCTCCAATTCAGTCGAGTTCGGGAGGTTGCCGAGCGGGAACTTCTTCATGTCGAGCCAGTTGTGGCCCCCCTCAGTCATCCTGCAACAGTGGTATCGGTTCCATTCGGCGCGTCCGATCGGGCTTTGGCGCATGGTTTGGAACGCTCGGCGCAGCGATTTAGGGTCGGGCTGCCCGTACTCGATGCCGGGATTTGCCTTCGGCCAGATCTCGGGATCGTCGTCCGCGTCGGTCGGGTCGAGTCCGAACAACATCGGCATCATGCTGTCGTCTTCCACTTCGCCGCGCAGAACCTGTTCGCAAGTCGCGATGATCTCTCCGTAGAGGTTGTCGGGCGTGCTGCCGGGCGTGCTGATGATGACCCCGAGCGACTCGCGACGCTTGGCGCCGGTGGTTAAGAGCTTCGTGAGGAAGCGCCCCTTGAATTCTGCCGCCTCGTCAGCGATCCAGCACGACGGGTTGAGGCCGTCAAGCGAGCGCTCGAGCGCCGGCAGCGCGGTGAATTCGCAGTCATCATTGCGGCGGATGATGCGGTCGTACAACTTTTCGAGGTCTGATCCCTCGAGGTTGCCGACCATCGTGCGCGCCGTGTCAAGACAGATCTCGGCTTGATGCTCCGAGTTTGCAATGACGTGGACGCGGCGACCGGGCGCCTGAATCATGTCCCACAATGCAAGCGCGGCCATCAAGGTGGTCTTCCCGTTTCCCCTGGCTACTTGCATGACCCCGAGTTTGACGCGCCGTCGGCCGTCTTCGACCCATCGCCAGCCCCACAGATTTGCCAGAACCCACAGTTGCCAGTCGGCGAGCGTGAACTTCTTGCCAGTGTCGTCGCCGACGAGGGTGAGCGTGGCCACGAAGTCGTCGAGTTTGTCGACCGACTCCCAGTCCATGACGAGGTCGGTGCGCTCGAGGTCAGCGCGGAAGCGGCGCGCCGCGGCGTGGATCCATCGGCCGGCGAGTTTGCCGTCGAGGATGGCGTCGACGAGCGCCAATGTGCGTAGTTCAGCGTTCACAATTCGTCTCCCTA